GATATCCTGTTTTCGAACTAGAAAATATTGATACAGGACAAGAGGAAGATGGCTATTGTTGTGATAAATGTGAACAACAATGGTATAGAGATAATCCAATAGGGGAGAGTGGATAAAAGATGAATAACCGAAAACCAAAAACATACCTCAGATTTCTACGAGCAAAGATTCAGATGAAAACGCTTAAATACCGAGCATTGCTTTATTTCTATTTCGTCAGGAATCTCAGTAGATTCCTTAACAACAAGAATGTACGGGAGGCTTTCGAGTGGCTGTATCGCAACACACGACTCTTTAACGTAGGAACACTAGCAAAATATGATAAATACGCAGGGAGAGATTGATAATTATAAATGGTACTTACAAAGGTTGTGGTCGGTACTGATAAAAATAAACCACGAATAAGGGTAAGCTAAGTTAGTCAGTTAAAACAGTTGCATACCAAGACTGATAAGCCAATAAAGATAAATTAGAAGGAAAAAGAAGAATGAGTAAATTAAAAATTAATAACAAAGACTTAAAAAAGAACGGATGGACTGTTGTTCCAGGTGGAGTCTGGTTCGGTGTTGATTATGCTGAATCGCATAAGGCGAATGTTCTGGCTTTGCTTACAGACTTATTAAGCCTCGATACAGGTGTTGAGGGATATAATTTTCTTGTGTGTGCCTACAAAGAGGAGAAAACAGATGAGGAATAAATCGCAAAAACTTTATGCCTATGATATTACTGAGCAATCAGTAGATGTTAGGCGATTTAAGGTTGTATCTGATAAACCTTTGGATGAAGAAACTGTATCTCAGATTTATATGGAAGTAAGTGAGTTTAAAGACAACACTACTGAAGATGTATCTGAATCTGCTTCTGAGCTTGAGGGAACAAAGGTAAGGGCAACCACTACTTTTGAATACACAGACTTTGGGGATGACTGCCAAGTCAATATCTCTGATGTATATGAGGAGGAAGCATGAAGTGTGAGGCTTGCAATAAATATGATGCTACTAGGAAAGACTATAGGTTTATAGACCAGTTATCTTTTCAAGGGAAGTGTTATTTATGCGAATGGTGTGCGCCCTTAAATGATGTAACTCTTTATCAAATTTCAAATGAAAAGTTAGACCCAAAATATGCTTTTTATGATGATCCTGATGATGAGTGTGTGGAGAAAACAAATGAAAATTGAATTGACAGACGAACAACGAACAGCGATCAACGAAATGACGAGCATGCGAACAGGCGACTACGCCCTGTTTCCGATCACCAAGACCATGCTCACCAAATCCATCATGGACTGCAATGTGCCGATGCAAAAAATTGTCGAAAGCACGGGCATAGCCGACTACGAGCAGATCAGCGAGGGCGAGAAAGTTATTGACGAAACCATATTGGTATTCAGGCGACCCTACGAAAAAAGCATTGTACTCAAGACAAGTTTTTACAGGGCAAAGACCCGTGGCGATGCACGCATTTGGTTCACGGGCTTGCCAAAGCACGCAGAAACCGGTGATGTTGGTGTATTATTTACGTTGCACAAGAAACTGTGCCTGTTAGTTTACAAGGGAGAAGAATGATGATTGAAATTAAAATACCATCAAGCACAGTAATGGAAGCCATTGAAGCGTATGTAAAAGAACAGTATGGCTTTAATGTCAACCTTGATATCTGGTCAGACGACTGCTTAATATCAGAGGGGGTGGTCATGATTGACTACAAAAAACTAGACCCAGTCTATAAAAAATACAAGAACGGACGCATAGTCAAGGGCGAATACGGACATCCCGTCATTGATCATAAAAAATCCAAACTTGTAGACGACTGGCTAGAGTTTGATAGCTCTTGTGAGATTACTTTTCATCTCAAAAACAAGGAAGCCTGAGTAATGTACCTTTATTTCAAATGGTGGCAAATCCCCCTGTTGATAATTGCAGGAATATTGTGTTCGCCTTTCTGTTTATGGGATCATTTTAAGGAAAAACATGAACGAAACGATACTTGAGATTTTAAGAATCCTGGCAATCATAGCTTGCTTTGGCTTGCCCGCCTATGCTTTGCTTTATTTTGATGGGCCAGAATGGTAAGGAGAAACCAAATGACTAAGAGAAGAAAACAAGCAATTATTTTACTAGCACTATCTGTGCCTATGATGTGGTGGGGATATAGCAGTTTTATGGATGGAACAACTAACAGTAATATTCAAGCTATGGGAATCGCTCTTTCTTGCACCCTCGGCTCTCTGTTTGCCATCAGTGGCTTAGTGATGTTAGCTACCAAGAACTCATTGGGAATATGGAACCCTGATGATAAAGGTCGGGGGGAAATTTTACATAAGTCTCAAACAAAGGTTGGTTTCTCTCCGATCCAAAAAGAAATTATTAACAAAAAACAAAAGGTGAATGAAATGGCTGAAGCAAAAGACAACGTAGACAGCATCAAAACATTGGACGAGTACAATGAAAAAATGAAGAAGTTATTTAAAAGGGAAGATGAATTAAAGACTCGTAAAAAAGAAGTAACAAAATTAGACAAAGAAATAGACAACGAAACTACTGAAGTCCAAGACGAAATAAGAGCGAATAACTGGATTGACAAAGGTAACGGTTGGGAAATCCAAAAGAAATGACTAAGCAAAAGGAAACTTATTCGACAGAAAAGGCTTGGGGATACAATTCTGGCTCTAACCAAGCAGAAACAGTCTATTGGCGGAACATGGCTAAAGGTCTTAGGAAAAGGGTTACTTCTCAGAAAATGTATATTGAAAAATTGGAACAGAAGATAGAGTCCCTGGAAAGTCTAGAAAACAATAGGAAGAACGGGCTTTAAGCGTCTTCAAATACCGCTTCTTCGGATTCGAGTAAGGGTTTATAGTCAGCGAGCAAGCCGTCTATCTTCTGTTTTATCTCTTTTTCGGACAAAGAATCAAGCGTTCCCGTGCGAATCTCCTTTCTTTCCACATACAAACCCGCCGCTTTCCCTCTCTGCACTTCTGCGGACACAGCGGCAGTTAAATTGCCTTTCTTAACCGCTTCATCCCTGATGTCGGCAAGTTTTCGGACATGTCGGGCAAAGGTAACTTCGTATTTGGCGTTTAGTTCATGCTCAAGTTCCTGAATATAACGGACTACAACTGGGAATCTTCTTGGATTGGTTAACTCTGAGGCCCGAACATGAGCACTTGATTTACTGTAACCGGCATTAATTGCACATTCGGTCTGTGTTTTAGACCCATCATTGTAAACATACTCCCGTGCAAACCTTATTTGTTTGTCAGTAAGATGCTTTGTATTTTGTCCACTTGGGTTGTTGGATTTGCCGTTTTTCATGAAAAAAAGTTTATCACAAAAACGCCCTAAAACGACCAAAGTAAGTATATGGGATATTTTTGATACGCTGAAACCCTTATGAAATAAGGTCGCAAACATTAGATTATAGGACACATACTATAAAAAAATAGCGGTTTTACTTTGGCATTTGCGCAAAAACAACGAAAAACACCTCTTTTTCCTTAGATTCTTAGATGAACATTAGACGGTATATCTAACATTGAAACCCTTATATGTGTTATATCTCAGCGAATATCATTCGTCTTAGACGGATTCTGTTGCTTTTGCTTCATAGTTAAAAAACATAAAAAACTCAAAAACACGTCTAAGATATAATGTTTTGATAAAAAGGGGGTTTATAGGGAATGCCCTATTGGCTTAGATGAACATTAGATGGATTTTTTTCCGTATAATGTTTTGACATGTGAAATCAGTTTCCGGAGATACCATTCTGCCTTTTCCAAGTCTTGAAGTTTACTCTTGTCCCCGTACCGCCAGACATATTTCATCAGATTTCCTTTCAGATACCCTTCAAATTGTTCCGCCGACATACTCGCCTCGATCCCGTCAATGCACTCAATGGCCCCCTGATTGTAATGCGGGGGATGATTCACCATATCCGTCATCCTTTCTCCCCTTGCTCAACCCTGTTGGACAGGTGTTCCTCGTACGCTTCCCCGTTTCGTTGGTAATCGTCATTGATTAGTTTTCGGATCTGTTCGTTGGCCGTGGCCCGAAAGGCGCTGGCAATCGTTTTCAGTTTCTTGTACTCCTCGGGTGACAGATTCACGTTTATTTGTTCTTTCATAATGTTTTCCCCATTTCTATGTCTTTTTCCATTCTGTTCAATATTTTGCAGGCCAATAACCATGTATTGTATTTTGGTACTCCCCGTTTATACATACGTTTTCCTCCATATTCTTCGACCAATTCTTTTCCAATTTTTCTGACAATGTGCCTCAAAACTTTGATAGTCCTTTCAAGACTTTCCACTTTGGTGCTCTGAGGGTTTTTAGTCATGGACCCCATTATACAAACCATTCCTTTACTTCTCCCAAGACTTCGTTGCTTATCTTTATTTTCTTCCGCAACGATTCCAGAATCCTTGTGTCCACGGTCCCCGGTGCAACCAGATCAACATAAGTACAGCGGTTATCCTGTCCAATTCTATGAATCCTGTCTTCCGCCTGCAATCGCAACTCCAAATCATAGCTGTTGGAATAAAAAATCATGGTGTCCGCCGCCGTCAATGTCAGTCCACGGCCCCCTGTATGTGGATTCGACACAAAAAACCGCAGTTCGCTGTCGGTATCCTGAAACGCTTCCAATACTTCCTCCCGGCGTTTGTTCGAGGTCTTCCCATAAAAGGAAGCCACACTTTCTCTCCCGAATTGCTTGCCGATTGCCTTCTCCAATTCCTCAATATCCGTCTGAAACACTGCAAACACGATCACTTTTCCCCCGGTCTCCTCCAACAAACTCACGGTTTCCTTGACCCTGTTATTGGCCAGTACCACCGTTTCCCCATCCGCATTGCGTAAAGAGCCTGCTACCACTTGTTGCAACCGCATCAGTTGCGTCAGTACACTTTGCGTACTGAACAAATTGTCTTCAATAATCATCAGCGCTTCCTTCTTCATCATCCCGTACGCCTTTTTTTGTTCTTCCGATAACTCCACTTCCCGTTTCATGTAAACTTTCTCCGGCAAATCAAGGCATTCGTCCTTGGTGTAACGCACCGAGAAATCTCCCAGTGCCGCCTGTAATTCATCCAACCTCTGGAAATCCACGATCTCCTGGAACGATCGATGGCGTCCGAGGTTCCGCTGACGCACCACTGCGTACCTTGCACGGAACGCATAATAACTGCTGAACCCCAGTAATCTGGGGCTCAGGAAAGCGCATTGGCTGTACAGGTCCAGTGGGGCCTTGGTCACTGGAAAACCCGTCAGAATGCGCTTGTATCGCGGCAGAACGGACATTTTAAGGAGGTTCTTGGTCCGCTGTGCTTTGGGATTTTTAATCAGCGTACTTTCATCGACCGCCATCATTGTATGATGCACATTGAGAAAATTTTCCACGAACACACAGCCTTTCTTCGTGGAAAATGCCTCGACATTCACGGTGAGGATGTTCAGGACCCCCTCACTGTCTTCCTTGACCATCTTATTATAGGCCTGACGCCATTGTTTCGTATGGTTCGGTTGCCACACCAGTACATTCCGGTTCACATGGTTCGGTAAATGCTTGGGTATCTCCAATTTATCCCAATTTCGGAGATTTCCTTTCGGCGTGACGATCACCAGTGCATCGATCTTGCCTTCATCAAATAAAATCGCGGCATTGTCCAAGAATACTTTTGACTTGCCCAGTCCCATTTCCAGAAAGTAGGCGTATTCGTGTCGGTGCAAGGACCGTCTAAGGGAACTCAGTTGGTGTTCGTACGGTATCGTTTTGAACGGATAGTCTGCTAAATTGCTGTAATCTTTCATTCGTTGTTCTTTGTCCTATATATAATGTAGTGAATCGCCAAATTCACGCAACCTATACTTTCATTTATGTTATGGTTGCAAACCAATACTACATGAGTTAAACTTCATTTACAACCATTTAATGCAGTCTGAAGAGACTACGAACAATTAGGAAAATACCAATGGAAAAAGCGAATAATATCGTGGACCTGTTCGAGGAGACCAC